AGGGTTACGCCTACTACGACAAAACCCCAGATTCGTACTTCGATTTCGTCAGGGGTTAGGCTTTTCTGGTTGTACATCATTTACTTTCTTTTCGAGAATTGGAGCAACCAGATATTCTGGACATTGCTGAGTAAATAAGCACTTAGGCTTTTGACACTCTGGAGCAGTAAACTGGTCAGGGTCTTGACACTTGTAGCGGTAAACATCTTTGCAGCCAGTCAGCAGAATTATCAGCAGTAGATATTTCATACTATTACGTCCACAGATTTAACCCATTGTGTTTTAATCTCGTAAGCTTTCTTTTGCTGTTCTGCTTGACGATTCAATTCTGCCAAACGCTGCATATTCTGTTGGTGGATTACCCTTTGGGCATCCCACAACATCTGAGCATTTTGTTGGTAAGTTGTGATTCTCATAACCCAATCTTCCCCAATAAAAGTTTAACAATTCTGTCTGATAAATCATTAGGCAGGAATCTCAAGAACCCAAGAAACCACCAAGCAGCGCAACCATAGCAAAAGACTTTGCAGAACAGGTTAAATTGCTTTTGGTACTCATTCATCTGCCACATCTGCGAGTTGTATGGCAGAAGTCCATTAGCTCATTTATTCCGATACCAACAAGAAGAATTACGAGTCCTATCCCGCCAATTAGTAACGCCCATTCGAGTTGCTCTTGTTCCTTTTGCTTCTGTTTTTTTTCCTCATCTTTCAAGGCTTTCATCTCTTTGGCATCAGCCAAGTCCATTTCAGCTTGACGAGACTTAATCTTGTTCCAAACATCAATCTTGCCTGTTTGCATGAACAACATCTTCAATTCTTCTTCAAAGGCTCTAGCTTGCTCTAGTGCCATCTCAATCTGGAGAGCAGTCCCCATGTTTGAGCCTTTGTTACGCTTTGATTCAATAAGAGCTTTAGTCGCTACGCTCTTAGCATCAAACATCTTGCCAATCATCGGGGCAAGAGAACCTAAATCGTTGGCTACCTTACTAGCCTTCTTAACCATCGAGATAGCTGACTGTATGCCAGCTAGTGCGCTTACTGGGTCTAACATCATGCTACCTCTGGCAAATTGTAATATTGCTTCTCGCCAGCTTTTCTAGCGGCAACAGCATCATCCAAATTTTTATAGTATCCAAGCCACTTGTTCTTTTTATTTACTTTTACATAAACAGTCCAGCAGTTATGGCTTTTAATCCATGACACACCAATATGACCACTCTTGTTATGTTTAGGCAATGATATGTTTTGTGCGTTATCAGTTCTGCTTACATCACGCAAATTGCAAAGTCTATTGTCATTCCTAATTCTATTTTTATGGTCAATGTCCCCATCTGGAAATTTACCATTTACATAAAGCCAAATTAACCTATGAACACGATAACTTTTATTTTGTATTTTTACCGCATAGTAACCAGAACTATTTAATGAATTTGCTTGTTGCCAAGGATTAACATTTCTACCATTACCATTACGCCAAAGTAGCATCCCACTTTCAGCGTCATAGTAAAAGATTTTTTTGACTGTTTCTTGGTCTATCATTTTTTATCTACCTTTTTCCATTCAATACAGTAGGTCTTTCGGTTGTAAACATCTCCAACCCACACCCACTTAACACACCTGTATTCAATAGATACAGCCAATAAAATTATGGAAATGCCCACACAATGATATAACTACAGAAAATAATGAAAGAGACTATGCAAGAAGCAGCAATGACAGCTTCAAGCCAGTCAATCATTTTTTCACCCAAGTCTGCCAAACTGCACCAGCCGCCATAATCAAGCCACCAATCCATAAAATAGGTTTAGCAGCAGAAGCAACCCATCCAAGAACCTTAAAAGCCCCATCTAAGGCGTGTATAGCCTCTACAAGACCTTTTGTGTTCTTATCTATGCTATCGACCTTCTGCTCAACTGCAAGAAGCCTAGAATAGATTTGTGAATGGGTTACTTGGTCTTCCATGATTTACTCTTTGGGTGTTACATCAGTTACAGATTCAAGTGAAGTTTTAAGCATCGTGAAAAATGCGTCACGACCTACTTGAAGCTGGTCAACATTGAATTTAGCAGAATTGAGTTTTCTCTCCAAGTCAATAACATGGTTGAGCAAGGTTTGTTGCTCAGCAGTCATGTCCTCAAAAATGTATTCAACACCATCGATTGTCACAGGGTTTGTTTTTTTCTCGCCCATGAGTTTCTCCTAATATGCCACTAAGTTCAGGTAGTGGCTTCCTGTTTATTCAGTTGCCCAAGGCGTACCAGTAGCAGTCACAGGATTCTTCTGCAAAGCAATGTTAGCTGCCAAAGCATCTTCTGTGGCTTGTTTGTCAACGCCATTAGCCCATACCCAATTAAGCACTTCAGCCATCGTAACGCTTGAATAGGGGATTGTTGGTGTACCAGAAGCCCATGAACTTGTTGAGTAGATAGAGGCTGTGTAGTCGCCATCTACTGCATTGCAAGTCCAATGGGCTTGTGTAATGAAACCATTGGAGGTTTCGTAGTCAGTTTGGGTAACTGTCCAAGTGATAGTAGTCATAATTTACCTTTCAGTTTGTTTCAAGTTGTGCGACACGGGCGCGGAGTGATTGGATTTCCTTGACCAACATTGGTACAAGTTTGGAATAGTCCACAGCCATCATTTCTTCTGTGTCAGCGGGTTGGTGTACTGCTTCAGGGGCAACAGTTACTAATTCTTGAGCGACAAAGCCTGCACGTTGATGTGTTCCGTCTGTTTTCCAGTCGTAACTACGAACCTTAATTGAATCAATGACACTACCAAACTCAGGAGCATCAACAATATTCTCTTTCAGGCGTTGGTCAGAAGTTACGTTGTACAGAACCGCTGAAGTCCCAGATTGGGTAATAGAGCCAATTACCCCTCCGTTGTAACCAAAATATTCAAATACAGAACCACTTGATGTTCCTGTATGGTTAACAATTAAATATCCATCTCCACCAACATCAGCAATAATAGATTTAGTGTTTGTTACTCCTGCCGCAGTATGCCCAACACACAAATTGCCAGACGCATCTAGCGTCATTGCTTGGGTAAAGGAGATGGCAGTTCCTGCATTGCCTGATGCGGCGGTGTACCAAGCAAAATAACTTGATTGTCTAAATCTGGTAGCGGCATCACCAGTATTCATGTATGTGAAAGTTTCATTGCCAGATGTTTTGGCGTTCCACAACAAATTACCTTCGCAAGCTCCATTCCCATGACCAGCCAAAGACCAATAATTTGCATTAGAAGAAATGCTTATTGCTCGATAGGTTGCATCTTGTGTTTGAGGAGTCACCCCGAGGGCGAGGTTGCCTGCGCTGTCGAGGGTCATTGCGCTCGTCCCTCCACTAACTCTCCAGTTGTGAGCCAATGCCCAATACTGAGGTGTTAGATATGTGGAAGTCGAGCGGTTGTAGTTGAAATAAATTGGGTCTGTGCCGCTGATACCAGCGGGGTCAATCTCAACAACAGGGCCACCATTTGCAATCGATAGTTTTCTTTGAGGCGAACTCGTCCCAATACCCACATTGATGCCGCTTGCGGTGTATAGCGATGTGCTTGTTAGGCGCATTACTTCAGAAGCACCATAACCAAACACTAAATTATTTGAGTAACGTAATGCCGCATCAGAAGTTGATAATCCTGTTATCAATGTTGCACCAAATCCAACATATAAAGGAGCACTACTGCTATTACTAAATGTTTGGTAACCCCCAACAGCAGAACTAGATTCAATAGTGGAAATTGAAGGATTACTAGTAATTACATGGAGTTTTGCACCCCCAGAAGTACCACCAACACCCAAATTAGCCCCATCAAAAGTAAGCGCAGAGCCACTTGTCAGAACCTTTGAGCCGTTCAGGTAGCAAACAGAGTTGGCTGTACCGCCAGAGATGGTGACAGCACCAGAGGCTGACAGAGTAGTAGCTGATACAGCCGCAGGAGTTGTAGAACCCAATGCAGCAGGAGATGCCCAATCAGCACCATCTAGCAAGTCAACATTAAGGTTAGCTACCTTAGTCGTAGAAGCTATTGTTAAAGGTGCTGTTCCTGTAGCCAATGTAGATGTAATAACACCTGTAGCAGAGACTGTAGTAAACGCACCAGAATAAGCCGTAGTAGCACCGATAGTGCCGTTCATAGGGCCGTTAAATGGGTCACCAGAAGCACCAGATTGCCAGCTACGAACTTGAGCCATCAAGTCACGAATAGCATCGTTAATGCCAGATGGCGCACAGCCCTCTGCAATGTTTATGCCATCAATGTCTGTGTTGCTTGCAGGAGTGGTACTCCATTCGCTGATTTTTGTCTTTGCCATGTTTTACTCCGTTAAACCAAATGCTGCGCCATAACCTAATGCTATGGCTTTGCGTTGTAACTCTCTGTTCAGAGGCTCTACTGTCATTACAGATGCTTTCTTCATCAATGTAGAAGCAAGTTTAGGGTCTAGCATTGCATTGACCAATAACTCACGAATAGCATCATCTGTTCCGTTATAAAGCCAGTTCATTGGTGCTGCTACTTTTTGCAAAGCAGGAGGAACATCACCAAACATCTGTTTACCAATAAGTCCACCAATTACATTAGCGGTACTCATGTTCTTAAATGTGTCTGAACCAGCAACTTTTGTCGCTCTTGGTAAAACACCACTATCCAAGTCTTCAGCAACCATTTTCAATACTGCTAACTGAGTGTTAGACAACTTAGTGTCTTTTTCAGCAGAACGAATAGCATTTAAAAACTTAGGCTGAGAAATCAGATAGTCGTTAGCTCTTGATGGGTCAGGAGTAGTAGAAAGAACCTTGCTCTTAAACTGTTGAGCAGCCTCAAGACGCTCAATACCTTTACTAGAAGCAGCGTACTTAGCCAAATAATCCTTGTATCCAGTAGCACCAGCCTCAATTGCATCGTCCACGGCACGAATAACGGCTTCTAATTGTGGTTTAGCAGCACGATAAGCACCAACAGTCGGGCCATCTTTGGCAGACTTATCTAGCAATCCTTGTGCAGCAGCCCTTAAATCTTTACGAATCTCATAAAGTTCAGCAGGGGTTGCAGCACGAGCAATATCGTCTTTTGCATCATTTAACACAGACATAACAGTCTGACGCTTGCCAACTGGAGAAGCAAGAATGTCATCAATAGTCTTATTGACTGTCAAAGCCACACCAGACTGAAATGTGTCAGGGTCAACAGTTGAGTTAGCAAATGCTTGCTCACGCAATGGCGTAGTGACTTCATCACGCTTTTTCAAGGCAGCAGTCAAAGCATCTTCATCTTTTGCAAGGCGATTCAAGATAGCCATTTGCGCACGATTGGCTTCTAATGCTTGAGTAGCAAATCTACCACCAGTTACATCTAGACCTTTAATCGCTGTCTCAGCGTTAATCAGTCCAATATCACGAGTCGCTTGAGCAGTTGTAGGTGTATATCCTGCAATCTTAGGAACGTATGCTTCACCAGACTTAATTGCTTGTTCAGCATCAGATGCTAAGTTACGCAATACATTTCCTGTGATTACTTCTCGTCCTGCTTGAGTAAATGGACGCATAGCCTCTTTTGCTGTACGAGCAAGAATAGGAGCAGAACCAACTGCACCACCTGCTGCAATAGAACCCATCAAAGCACCTGCTGTTTGACCCAATGGGCCTACATCGCTTTCACGAGCAGCACCTGATGCCAATGCACCAGCAGTAGCAGCAGCACCCTGAGTTCCTAAACTCTTAGTAAAGAACTCTTGAGCCTGTGATGGCAAGTTTCTAGCAATAGAAGCAGGGCCAGCGACACCAAATCCTGCACTTGTTACATCCTGAACTACACGCTCTTGTGGAGTTTGTGGAGTAGGAACACCAAGTTGTGTCATTAGGTTTTGCAAGCCTTGACTGCTAGGTTGCATGACTTGGCGACCAGCAAGCAAGTTAATCAATCCTGTAAGCGCATCAGCACTCATAGTTGGGATAGACAAAGCACCAGTAACTGCTGCTCGTCCTGTTAAACCTAACTGGCGACCAAAATCACTTGCGCTTCCAATTTGCATCTGCTCTGGACGAGGAGAAGTCGTAATCTCTTTGATTGCTTCTTCTCTAGTCATTTTCTTAGTAGGCTTTGGTGATTCAGCTACCTTTGTGCCACTAAGAACAGCCAAACCTGCATCAGAGACTTTTGACAAGTCGCCTGACTGCAAAGCCATCAAATCATCATCTGACAGTTTGGTTAAGTCCATTATGGTTTCTTTCTACGAGCAATCTCAGCTTGAATATCAGCCATAGATGGCATACCAACAGGTTTTTCAACAGGTGCATTAAGTGCTTCTACCAATGGGTTTAGCAATAATGAACCATCTCCACCTAATTGTTGAGAAATGCTTGAATATGGTGCTTTCTGAGCCTCAAGATTACGAGCTTTTGCTTCAACAACCTTACCAGCAACAGCAAGTAATCCTGCACGCTCTTGTGGCAACAATTCCTGACCATTCAATGCACGTTGTGCGTAAGCTTGAATAGATTGAGGAATTGAACGATTACCAAGAATCGTTTTCTTGTCGCCTTCTTGAACAGCACCAGATGGGTCATAAATCTTACCGATTGCGTAAATCAATGCGCCATCAGCAGCCTTATTACCAGAATTTGCTTCAGCTACAGCAGACTTGGCAGCTTTGAATCGGTCTGCAACTTCCATTGCACCGACATCTTTAACTACGCCACGCCAATCTTTAATAACATCAGACTGTGCTTTAGCTACTGCTGTTGGGTCTTTCAAATCTACCGCAACTTTAGGCGCACCTGCTGCTCGTTTGGCAAGTTCAAAGTCTTGGAATGAGCCTTTATAACCTTGGTCTTGTGCAAATTTGTATTCAGCAATAGCACTAGGTACTGGCTCACGTTTAGGTGCACCAGCAGCAACAATTTCTGTTTTGCCAGTTAAAGGATTTTCACGAACAAGTGTTCCACCTTCAGCCAATACATGAGTTTTTCCACCCATTGCTTGCTGCAAGTCAAGAGCATTTTTAAGATATGCCTGACCAGTACCACCCAAAGCAATTAACTCAGGAGCTACTGAAGAAATATCAAATCGAGATGGTTGTGCGGCTACAGCAGGCGTTTCACCTAAGTAGCGACCATCTTCCTCAACTGGCTTGGCTTCTACGCCAGCAACAGCAGGTTTATAACCACGCATGAACAACTGTTTAGCCATTTGTTCTTCTTGGCGTTTCTTCAGAAGTTCTTGTAATTGAGTGTTTTGCAGTTGAGTCTGCAATGCTTCGTTCATACCACCTTTATAGGCTTGCTGACCAGCTTGTAAACCTTGAGCAATAGATGCGCCTGTATTGCCACCTTGGAACAAACGTCCTGCTAGTGCATACAAAGCTTGTGCTTGTGCATCATCTCTACTACGCTGAATGTCAGCAGGAGACATACCAAGCAGACCCATAGTGTCTGCACCGCCAGTTCCAAAAATGTCTAATAGTCCTGCCATATCAATCCCACCAGTTAGAGCCAAGAGCGGTTGCTGTATTGTCGATAGTACCCATATTAGAGCCACCATTTAGCCAATTTGCACCACTATTCCACAAGTTACTGATACCAGTAGAACCGCCCAAATTCTTATACAAACCACCACCAACAGCAGCCAAACCAAGCAAGTTCTGCAATGTAGATGTATCTTGTGTTCCGCTAGTTGTCTGGCTTGCTACACGACCTAATGGGTTTCCATAAACCAATGACAGATAGTTTTGCAAGTTCTGCTGTGGTTGGTTTTGCAAGAAGTTAAACTTTTGAATATCAGCTTGCTGTTGTGCGCCTGTGTAGCCTTCACGAGCCTGACCAGCTTGCAACATAGCTTGAATATCTTGGTAGTCAGCACCAGCCATTTGAGGCGCAGCCATCGTAGCGGCTTGTTGACGCTGACGCTCTGCCTCATAATTCTGATAAGCCAACTGTCCAGCAGTATTAGCCAATTGCTGACCAAATGCGCCAGTTGCTCGGTCTTGCAATGAACCCATTGCACCAGAACCATAACGACCAGCCAAACTAGCTTTAGAGCCAATGTCACCTAGTGTTTGCTTAAACTGCATTTCAGCAGCCTTGGCAGCAGGAGCAAATGCACCTTGGAAGAATGGATTTCCACCCAAGAAACCACCAGAAACTGTGTTCTGCAACTGATTTTGTGCAGACTGAAGCAAAGGATTACCTAGAGAAGCACGAGCCTCTAAAGCTTGTAATCCTGTTTGAGTGGTAGTTGATGGGGCAACAAAAGTAGGGCCACCATAATACTGAGGGCCACCGCCTTGGTAAAGTTCTTGAGCTTGTTGCAATCCATACCCAAGATAGGGCTGAATTGTTGGGTCAATTTGAGATGTGGTAGTAGTCGCCATGTTTTACTCCTTGAGTTTCGGATTCCATAGCGGGTCATCCACGGAATCCATTTTAATCAAATTTTGTTAAAAATCAACCTATAACAGCATATTTATATGTTTTTCCAGCAGTTGTATTGGCTAGATGTGTGATTGTTGCTGTTCCTTGCCCCTGTGAGCTTACATACATTTCTGGAAGTGGTGAAACCAATGTAAATGTAATCACACTAGATGGAATTGATGGTCTTGTAAATGGGCTTGTTGATGCTGTATATCTCTCAAGATAAACCTGAGTAGATGTTGTAGCGGCAATAAGTTCAACATAGTCACCAGCAGATACATCTATAAAGAAATTAGCAACAGCAATCAAATAACCATCAGTACCACCATGACTATTGACAACAGCATATTTGCTTCCAGTTCCTGTAATGTCAGTACCATTTTTTCTTAACCAAATAGTTACTTCATGGATTTGAGTATCCATATTGGCAAACTGTAAGCTAAATTGAATGTTATATGTACCTGCGTTAGTAATCGTTACTTTATTAGAAGCAAGACTAAATCCATAAGCAGAATCAGTTGTGTTAAATGCAACTACTGTAGGCGTATTAGCCGTTGCAAATGTCTGGTCAGCATCATTCTGAAAAGCACCACGAGGAACAATAGACCTTGATGCCTCAAACGTACTAGGCGCAAACAAAATAACGCTGTCTGGGCCTATTCTGCGGTCTGTAATGGTTGTGGTTGTTGCGCCACCAGTAGCAAGCGTTACTGAGCCTGTGTTATTTGTCTTTCCATCCATGATGCCACGGACAACCTCGGCTACTGCCCTCTGGTCACCACCAAATGCAGGAAGACTTCTAAACATCAACGAACTCCTTGAGGCGTTACGTCAACATCTACAGAAATGGCATTTTTCCAACTAGAACCTGTCGGAGTGATTTTCAGTCGGTGATAACGTCCTGCACTTCTCAATGGAACACGATTTTCTGAACTTGCAGCTACAGCAGTATTAAAAGTTACACCTTGGTCTAGCAATGTACGAGATGCAATCGCAACAGTTGCAGAACCATTGTCAACAATAGGTCTAGCCAAAGTCACAACAGAGTTAGCACCAATGTCTAAATCTCCAGTTGCAATTACACCTGTTTGATTAGCACCTGTGTAAGTCATTACCCTGTCGCCTAGCGTACCACCCAAGAAGTACTTGCCACCAACATACAAACGTGAATCTAATGATGTAGTCAAAGCATCAATAGAGCCTGAAATACTGTCCAATTGCTCAAGTGTTACAGATGATGTGGAAGCTTCTGATAAGTAATCAGTACCAGCATCGCCATAAGTCCACTTCTGTGTTTTGAAGTTGTAAATCAAGACATTACGATTTCCATAAATAGTCTTGTAATTCCAAATCACAAGTTTACGGATTGGGTCAACAGCAGCAGACATTGTGCCGTAATCAGAGTCGGAGGCATTGTCGATAAAGTATCGGTCAATCTTTTCTGCACCAATAGGTGTGATATTTTGTCCATCACACATATAGAAACCATCATCTGACAGGAAGAATGTAATACCTTGGTACTGAGCAATTGAGCCAGATACCATACATCCCTTACCACGAGAGATATTGTCAAACTGGAAAATGAATGGAGTTCCAACATAGCTCATGCGATGAATAGCACGCTCTAAGAACACCAATCCAAACTCACCTCCACGGATGCCTACAATCTGTCCACCATCAGGAATGTCCTGATAATCAGATTGAGTGTTTACGTCCTCAGTCCAGTCTGTTTCATCGTTAATAGCTGACCAGCGAACACGATATTGCTTTTGTTCAGCAGACTCGTATGTATTGGCAACAACTACAAAATCACGAACAACAGTAATGTATTTAGCTACAGGTGCAGTTGTAGATAAATCAGCAAATGATGTAGATGTTCCTAAAGTCCAAGACTGTAACTTTTGTGAATTATTAGTTGAAATAATGGTAGAGCCAAACTGCGTAAAACGAACCTTGTCGTTAGTTCCAGTTGTCATTCCTGACTTAACTTGCGTAATAGCACCAACACCACTTACTGTGTAAATCTTGGTTGAACCAGCAGCAAATAGTGCTGTATCTCCATTTGGTTGTTTGGCAGCATATAGAGTGGTTAAGTCCTCAGATGCAGAGGATGTAGAAAATGTCACAGGCGATGGAAATGGGCCATACCCAATAGCCTGAGATACAACATTCTTAGCGTCAGTTAAAGCACCTGAAACGCTAGGTTGGTCAGGCATCCACTCACCAAATGTTAGTTTTGTCGTAGCCATGTGTTACTTCCTTGCGCCTGAATTGTCCAATCGTTGTCATTAGCAGCAACTGGTGTCCATGTATTTGAATCTCTTGAAACTACAGTCCAAGTATTAGAGTCTCTGCTTACTGGTGTCCATGTGTTGTCATCAACGACAACAGGTGTCCAATTGTCACCAAGGATAACGCCATTCGCAGTAATCGTAGCAATTGCAGTAATCGCAATTACATTTCCATATGTCGCATTGGCTTGTGCTGTTACATCAGCCGTAGCCTCAATACTAGCTACCGCATCTCTAACTTTAATTGCTTCAGCCGTAACAGTTGCTGTAGCGTCAACACTAGCAGAAGCATTTTGCTCACGGATAGCAGATGCAGTTACTGTTGCATTACCAGTAACACTAGCAGCACCTTCAGCAACCAAGCCACCATTTGCAACAACATCTGCTGTGCAAGTAATAGATGCAACACCATCCTTGATGATTCCACCATTAGCAGTTACATCAGCACTAGCAGTAACACTACCACTTGCAAACTGAACCCTAATAGCATCAGCAGTAACAATCGCTACTGCATCAATTCCTACTGAAGCATTTTGTACACGAATACCTGTACAAGTTGCACTTGCAGAACAATCTATGCTTGCACTAGCATATTGGACACGAGTTCCATCTGCCGTTACTGTCGCTGCTCCATTTACTGCCCCAGAACCATACTGAACCCTAGTTGCATCGGCTGTAACGCTTGCAGAAGCAGTCACAGACCCATAAGCATCCCATAGGGTTACTGATGTTTCGTAAAGTGGACTATCGAGTGTGAGTGTTAAGTCATCAATGCTTGACTTTAATTGGTCAAGCGAATCAATAGTCCATGGAGGCAGTAAATCAGCCATCTCACGCCAAAGTAACGCTCAATGAACCAGCAGCAATGCGGAACACATCGCCTGTAGCAATTGTTTTAGAAGCGTCTAGTGGTGTGTGATACAACAAATTTCCACCTGTCAAAGCATCACGAATACCGACATAGGCAACAGTTCCCCAAGAGCCACCAGCTTGAGGAAATTCAATAGCTGCGGAATTGGTAGAAGCACCATTGCTAGGCGCACCAAAAGTAACTGACTGACGAGCATAGCTAGTGCCAGATACTTCAGTACCTGTATCAGCATCTGTAGGGTCAGACGTATAAAGTGCCAGATACACAGTTGTTGGTGCTGTGTATGTTGTTGCTCGCAATGTGCCGTTAATCAGCGCATTTTCGAGATAGTTACTCATTTCTGCCATAGTTTCACCTTGGAGTTAGTTTCATTGCTAAAGGAACGCCAGAATACTGACCTTCTTCGTCAGACTTGGCAAGAGATGCAATTGCTCTGTCGTACATAGTTCCCCATGTATTGATTCGTGCGTCATTCATAAGATAAGGCTCGGCCTCAATCAAAGACGCATAGAGCAAAGCATCGGGTGCAGTTGTCAGGAATACATTGGTTGTATTGCTAGACGATAAATATGCAGGTGCAGCAAAGTACAACAGTTTTACTGTGTACACAGCATCTGGTACTGGCGACATTTGGAAGTCGTTTGCAAGAATAGTGTATGACTTTGGAACACCAACTTCAGATGCTCTTGGGTCATTAGACAATGACGATGGGCTTGAATAGCTTAGTGGTGTCAAAGGATTAGTCACCACCACAAAGTCACGCACTTGCAAAAAGTCACTAGGTAGCTCAACAGTAGAGTCATTGGCTACTGTTGCTGTTGTTACTGACTTCAACATCTGGCGAATACGCAACTCTCTACGGAGGCGATTCTCAGCAAATGTAATAAAGTCTGGGATTTGTGAAGTCAAGTCAGACCTAGCCAAATAATTGGCTATTGAAGTCTGCAAGTCTGAATAGGTTGAGAGGCTCATACCACTCCTGTTCGAGTTCTAAAAACTCGGTTATCACGCTCATTTAACCATGCTCTAAATCGCTTTTCATCAAGAACAGCGAAACCACGCATAATTCCTTGTTTATTTAGTTCATCAATAACTGTTAATGGAATTGATGCAACCTTATTCCCAAACAATTCGTCTGACCATTTTGCTCGCTCGTCATAAGAGTTGTACTCTTTTTTATTCTGCTCAATGATGTCAGAAATATCTTGGCGAGTCTCAATAATGATGCCACCATCACCATCGGCATGAACAGCAGTTTGTCTAAAGTTTTGCATAACTCAATTCTATCAGTTTGACTAGAAAAGAAAATGCCCCAGAGGTTTAATTCTGAGGCATTTTTATAGGCTACACCAGATTAAGGTGTTACGTCAGCAATGATGCCGTGAGCAGCTTCGTTCTTCACTTCCAATGTGTACTCAGCCAACAACTGTGTTGACTCATTGTCGCCAGTTACAGCCAACTCGTTGGTCTGGAAAGGACGCAAGTAAGCAACAGCAGCCATATCAGGGTCAAGCACAAATGCTGTCTCATCGCATGAGTTGGTAGAAGTCATGAAACGGTTGGGGACAACAGAAATCGTGCCGAAGTCGCTGAGATAAACATCTGCCGCCGCAACGATTGTAGTGGGGGCATTTGAAGGGGCCATAAAGCGTTGAGCAGCGATACCAGCAAAAGCAGAAACCAATTGCTTGTGTGCAGGATTAACCATCAATACTTTAGGATTGCCACCAGAAGCGTAAACTTCCTTGATAACAGTCTTCAAGATGTCTTCTGTGAAAGTGCGGTTTGTGCCGTTGGTACGAGCAGTAGTGCCAGACGCGCCAGCAGAACCACCAGAACCAAAGTCACCATTGGTAGCCAACCATGCTTGCAGACCACCCAATTTACGAGCAGTAGTAGAGTCACCATTGGAGGCAACTTGGTTGCTCAACAAAGATGTTTCCATGTCACGCTTGATTTCGGCAGAGGCTTTAGCCAACTGGTAAGCCTTTTCAGACTTACGACCAGCTTTGTCAACTGACTGCAAAGTGCCAGAAATCTTGATAGTTTTCTGTGCAATCTGAGTGCGGTTACCAACACGAGTTGTTGGAGACATAGTAGCGTCAGATGCTGTTGCACCCTCAACTGCGTAGTTAGACAAAGAAGCAGCAGCCAAGCTGTCTGTTTGCCACTCGTGATAAACAGCAGTAGCCTTTGTCTTGCCAACGGAAGACATGAAAGGTGTGTCTGTGGGGCTGATGTTATAGATAACGTCAGACAGGTCTTCACGCTGACCAATAGCGGTATAGGTTTGATATGTAGCCATTTTAAAACTCCAAATTTAAAAGAATCGTTCAAATGCTCGGGCTGCGTCAGTCACTTTTCCAGTTTCTCGCAGTCGTTGCATTACCTGTTTGTCTTGTGTTGACTTTGTAGGAGGCGCAGAAGTTCCAGAACGCATCATCTTAGGAGCAGCTTGAAGTTTCTTGGTTACCTCAGGCTTACTCTTTTGAAGTTGCTCATACTTCATTGCTTTATACAAACTCACCACAGCACGAGAGTCATACACGGAACTGAGTTCTTCGTCAGTCCAACCAACAGACTTCGCATAGTCACGGATTTGTTTCCGAACCGCATCACCCTGTGGAGTGGATAACTCAGGAATCAGACTAACTAGCTTCTCAGATTCTTGACGGAGATGGTTTTGCAGGGAAGCTTGATGCTCCGCTTGTTGCTGTTGGGCAAGGCGTTGCTGTTCGGCTCTCACTACTGCTAACTGTTTCTCACGCTGACTCTGTTCAGCTACCGCTACGGCATAGCCGATAGGGTCTGTTTCCTTTAGAACATCTAAGTCCACACCCCGATTTTGCTGCGTAAGGAAGCTATCCAACGCTTGCAACTTCTGGGCATATGCCTGTCGCTCTTGTTTAACCTGCTCAAGATGAATACGCTCGGCTTCAATTGCCTTACGTTGTTCAGCTAGAGCCTGAGACTTTTTAGTGTAATCAGTACCTTGTTGATAACCTTTGATAAGTTCATCGAGTTCGACCTCAACTTCCTCACCAGCAGCCTTGACTTTATATCTTGGCTTGGGTTGTTCTTCCTCGGATTCCTCCTCAGAATACTCAACTTCATCAGAAGCTTGTAGTTCTTCTGTTTGTTCCTCAGATTGGCCTTGTTCGGCTTCCTCAGAATTTCCCATCAGACCTTCAAACGCTGAAGCGGCTTGGTTTACATCTAGGCTTTCACTCCCTTGTGGGTTGGTGTTTTCCATTTGTCATCTCAAAAATCGCTAGACACCTTCTAGACGGAGGCTAGGGTAAACCCTAGAGAATCTTCCACTTTTTCTCTTTGATTAAGGATTCTGAGGCTAAGCCTTCTAAGTGTCCTGTAATCAATTCAATTGTCTTTATGTGCTGATAAGCGTTTTCACGCTTATTTATTTCACTAGCACTTGTGTTAATTATTACACTAATCTGCTCTTTTTTCAAATTATCTATGACTTCTTTGAAAAAGTCATCTTCTAATAGATTTTTAGCCCATTGTGCTACTAGGTGCTTGTCCATATTGGTTTTGTATTCCAGAAATAATATCGTTGATAGACAAACTGCTTGCTGATGGATAACCTTGTTTGCTACCCAAGATTCCCATTAAGTCGTTGTAACTCAAGTTTGAGGATTGTGCAAACTTAACTGGCTCTGGTACTTTGCCATAGTTAGGGTCAAGAAATTTCTCCCATTGTGTACCAATAAGCAAATTACGAGTACCAAAATCAATTGGTGTTAGTGGCGTAAATGGCGCAACTCCAGTTTTAGGAGGAGTTTTCCAACCCTCTGGTACTGGAACAACGTCAAAACCAGTTGGCGTACTAGTATTAGACAATACAGAACCAGCACCAAGCAAACCAGCAGCAGTTAAAGCCAACTGAGCTACTTTTAATGGGTCTGTCTTTGTTTCTGGTGTTGTAGTAGTTGTTGTACTAGGTGTTGTAGGTGTTGTTGCAAGCGTACTAATTACACTAGGAATCGTTGTAGTTAAATTTGGATTAGTTCCAGTTATATTAACTGTTGGAACATTAGGAGTCGTAGCCAACAAATTCACTACTTGGTCAGCAGTAAGATTCTTATTGCCAGTTACATTTACAGTTGGTGTTTGTACTGCTCCACTAACTGCATTTAGTGCCGCATTTAGTGTTTGTTGGTCAATTTGCTTGGGCGCAGAAACAGTCAATGTAGGGGCAGTTGATGCAATTGTATTAACAACATTGCCTAATGATGGTGCTGTTACATTAACAGTTCCTGCACTTGGTGTAGTTGGTGTGTTTAAGATTGCATTTGCACCACCAGTATTACTGATGAAATCGTCAATCTGAGTATTAGATAAACCTATTCGTTTTAAATCATTGATGAAGTTTGTTTCAGTAGCATCAGCAATTTGCTCTGGTGTCATTTTGCTAAAGTCAACTGGTACATCCATTGAGGCAATATAGTCCTTCAATGTGCTGCCAGCATAAGCACCACCACCACCCAATAAAGCTGCTCTTAAAACATCTTCTTTGCTACCACCTGTCAGAGCAGTAGAACCACCCGCAATGGTTGCACCTGTAGCACCAGCTAAAGCAGGGCCTGTTAGACCAGTAGAACCTGCAATTAAATTGCTTAGATAGGGCGCACCAAGAACACTAGCTGTCAATGCTAGAACTGGACGAGATGCAGCCAACAATCCTTGGTCACCACCGCCAGCAAATGTACCTGAATCAATTACTTCACCAGTTTTAGGATTAACAATCTGCCAATTGGCTTTATTGTTTGGGTCAACTCTTGTTTCATAAACAACTTGAGGAACACCAGCAATCTGTTGTTCGATGTTATCGCCCTCAATAACAGTACCTCTAGCAGTTGGTATTACAGGCATAGTTTGTCCAGTCTGTGCTAATTGTGTAATCTGTGCTGGTGCAGTTGCAACCACATTAGATGTTTGTACTTGCTTAATAGCATCTGGTGTACTAGGAGGAACTTCATTTTTAAATTGAGACAAAGCATCAATAACTGATTGGTTATAGATTGCCGTACCTTCTGCATTTGTATGCAAAGCATCTACCAATAATTTCTTATTTTGTAAAATCTCACCTTGAGTTCCAACTAAAGCAACATTCTTGTTTTCTTTAGCAATCTCATTAAATAATGGGTCAACTTTAGGGTCAAAGTTGTTTGTAACTACATCATTGATGGATACGGCATAAGGAGAACCAGTCAAAACAACATTAACACCTTGGTCACCCAAAGTTTTAACAATCTGATTGATGTTATTTTTGATAGTTCCTTTATCCACACCTTGCAGAAAATCTACACCACCAGTTTGCAAAAATACAGTAGCGTTAGGGTCAAACTGACCACCACCAGCCAAAAAAGTATTTAACTGATTGAGAGTGTCAGCAGTCGTTGCACCACCTACAGCTACATTAGTAGTCGCTTGTCCTGTGGCTTTAGCAAGTTCTTCAGGAAGTGCAGTATTAAGACTATTCCAACTAGCACCAGCCATGATGTTTCCACCAAGCAAACCACCTGATTTGCCACCAGTTGCATTGGCTACATCTTCTCCTGAGATACCATATTGAGCCATAGCTGCTTGTGTTGCAGCAGCATCAGGATTAGTAGCTAAGAAATCACGAATAGTTGCATAAAGGTCTTCAGCAGAACCACCTGTGTTCATCCGATAGCGCATTGCATCAGAAATAGCCATGATTAACCTTTAATCTCTACATTAGATGTAATACCAGCACCAATTTTCATTGCTTTCAATTGGGCTTCAGCTTCAAACTCTTGTTGCTTCATAGCAAAGTAAGCTTGTTGTTTATCACGCTCTAATTGCAACTTAGCTGCTTCTTTTTCACGCAACAATTGCATCTCAAGACCAGCCTTTTGTTGAGCCATCTGTGAGTCAATCTGCATTTGCTGTTGTTGCAGTTGCATATCAGCTTGAGCCTTGGCTTGGTTAGCCTGAATCTCAGCCTGTGTCTTAGCCATCAATGCCTGTACTTCTGGAGGCATCTGTTGCTGTTGTGGGGGAGGATTGGAGAGCATTTGGTCTTGCTCTGGTGTGATTGGTTTATAGAACTCAGCAGAATCCTTAAAGCCAGCAATCTCAACCATACGTCCTAATGTGCCACGATACTGAGCAGGTGAAACGTAAGGATTAGCAGGGCCATACTGAGCAATCAACTGCTCTTGTTTGGCCAGAACCATAGACAGCATAGCCATCTGTTCTTGGCGATTTCCTGCACCCAAACCTACGTTAATAGCAACATCGTATTGATTAGCCCATGTGCGAGGGTCAAACTCTACGAATTCGCCACGCATACGCACTAAACGAGGCTTATCTTGATACTTGCACAAGAGATGCAAGATGCCCTTAAACAAAGACTTAACACCTGTCTCAGCAAAGATACGAGCCATCAGTTCAATCTTGCCTGCACCAGCTTGTTGCATTGAGGCAACCGCAGCAGCAGTCACATTCTGCAAGATAGATGGGTCAAGCCCTTGTGAGGCATCAGACACACCTGTACGCTTTGATTGGATTGTGTCCAAGTACTGAAGCATTGGAAAAGCTTGAGATGCTACATTCTGCACTACAAGTTGTTGCACAGCTCCTTGAGACTTAGCACGAATAACACCACCAGCAGTAGATGTAAGCAAGTCATCAAGGTTTACCTGCCCTTCAACGGCTACCACTCGTGCATTGTTTGTCAGATACAAGTTATCCAACATCTGACGAGTGATAGTAGTCTTAATCAGTTGCAAGTCAGTTGTTCTGTCTGCAAGTGAGTTACCAAAGAACTTGTGTGGAATTGGGATTGGGCAGATAGAGTGGAAAGGAACATAGTCCACTTCCTCAATCATTTCCTTACCCTTAACATCTTGCAGAATTTCATTTCCTGCATAGAACACTTGCACCAATGATGCAATGCCTTTGCCGTCTATATCAGTTTTGACATAGCACTCAAAGACTTCAATCTCTTGCATTGATGGGTCATCGGTCTGCACTTGGTAAGGCTGCTCACCAGCAGAATAACGAGCCACACGCTCTGGCGTATATGCCAAAGCATCATCCATCTGCAAGCCTTCAACTTGCTTCTTATTGAAGCCCATAGCAATCAATGTGCTACGAGTCAACATCTGACGATGTGCCACAAATGGTGAATCAGCAATGGTACGAGCCTTCTTGCTAATCAAGAATTCCTCTGGAGGAACATTCTCAATCGTTACCTTGCCTGATTTCTTTTTCTTCTGGACTACTACGTTATGAGTAGCACCCATGACAGGCTGACCATTTTGGTCAATGACTGGCTGTCCATTAGGGTCAAAGATTGGAAAATCTATCGTTTCTTGCTCGACAATTTCCATGCTTTCATCACTTAAAAGCATTGCTAACTCGTCATCAGACAAGTCGTAGTAACGCTCTTTTGTAATGTCTTCTTTGTCTTCCCAATAAGCTTTAACAATGCCGTTCTTTTGCAAGAGAGCATCTTTAAACCAATCGTGCAGAATAGCTACACCTTCGTTGTCACGATGGAATACCCAATTGCAATAGTCTGTGGCTTGCTTAGCAGACGCTTCGTCTTGTGGGCCTTGAGGCTCAAAGACAACAATCTGGTCTGAGCCTGTGAAAATGCGTACAAGCGATGGCAAAGCACCATCAATAGCCTCTGCTACTTCGCCTGTGACAATCTGTGATTTACCCTCGACCTCATTACCATAGGGCTGACGCAAATAGGCTTCTAAAGCCTGTTTACGCTGCTCTACTGTTTCAGATTCAATATATCCAATAGCATCATCAATTTCAGCTTGGAGTATTGACTTCAAGTCGTTCTGTTCCATGTGTATCCTTCGGAGGGCGACCGATTTTAGGTCTTTGTGAGGATTGTAATCCTTTTACCACATTTTCCAACATTTCGATACGCAATTCAAGTTCTTTTACCTTTGGGGCGAGATTTACGCCTTGACGTTCTATATACATTACACAATCCATTTCGGAGCTTGGTTAATCGGCTTACTCCACGTTGAATGACCTTCATCCAACCCCAGAGCAAGATAACGGAATGAATCAGAGCCGTGAGAAGACCAATCGTGAAGTGGTCTTTCATAGAAAATCTTACGCTTCTCATCGTAGTCTCTGCGGTAGTTTCTCAGGCAATTAAGCCCTATTTGCACTTGTGGGACATTAAACCAGCACCTTGGAAGCAGTCGCCTTACGGCTTGAATTCCATCGTCTAGTCCCATTCTGGGAGCAATCTTTATCTCAAGTCCTGCTTCCTCAAGCATCTCTAGTCGGCTTTTTCCAGAACCTAACTCTCTGACCCTAACGTCATGGGGCAAGATATGTTCTGCTTTGATGTAATCATTATCTCGAATCCACTTTACATAGTGGTCTAGTCCAACACCATGATTCTCGTAATAGTCGATTAGGCGCACCTCAGAGCCTACCAACTGAGCCACCCAGATAGATGTAGAGTCACCCATACCCAAGTCCCAAGCAGTAAAGGTACGGCTTAGTTCCTCTCTGGGAATCTCTTGCATATGCTTCTTGTCTTCCAGTTCGTTTAGGATTTGTCCATAGTACGAGCCTTCTACAGCAGCATCAAAGCTACACTCAAACTCTTGACGATACTTATCTTCGCCCATCTCATTCTTAGCAGCCTTGAGTTCTACTTCATCTACTACACCTGTCTCAGAGGCTTTGAACTCTAGTAAACCCCAACCTTCTTCCTTTTCTGCCCTGTCTCGCAGTTCTTTGAAGTGGTTATGGCCTTTAGGTGTGCCAATGAACAAGCACCGACCTTTTCGGTCAGCTAGCGCAGGGCGAATAATATCAGTCCAAATCTTAGGATTCTGGTCACCAATTTCGTCGAGTATCACGAAGTCAAAATACTGACCACGCAAGGCTTCAGGATTGTCTGAGCCATAAAGCTGGATGCGCCTACCCCAGAAGTCAACTCGCAACTCAGAGATATTGCTAGAACCTCCTAATGGCTCTGCATACTTCACCAGATAGTCCCATGCTACCCTCTTAGCCTGTCCATAAGTAGGAGCAATGTAGGCATAGCGAGGAGCTTCCTTCTGATTGAGGATAGCGTCTTTTATTAAGTGGTTAATCGCAGAGACAGTCTTGCCCATGCGCCTATGAGCAACGACAACGCCAAAACGCTTACTATCCATCAATTCATGGATAGCAAGCTGTTGTTCTCTGGGTTTGTAAGGTATCTCGATTATTTCTGCCATTGGACGCTTATCTGAATGTCTTTACCTTCTTCTCCAGTTACCTGTAGTGGCAAGACTTTACCTATAAGTCCCATGAAAGCCTGTGGATGGCTCTCGGCTTTGTCGATTAGATATGAAACGCCACCAGCACCATCAAGTGCTTCAATAATCATCTCTCTGATAGCGGCGTTGCCTTTGTCTAGGCTTCCTTTAGGTCTTCCTGCGCCTTCTCTAGCGCCTCCACGACCTGAAATGTTTGATTGTTTTTCAATCATTTTGTTTTGACTCCTCTAGGGTTGGTCAAGGTTAGTTAATGCTTACTCATTATATCCAAATTCGTATGGATAACCTTCTGTTGATAAAGTTTTAGCTTTTACATTTTTCTTAATAATTTCAAAATCACCATCAAGCACATTTTCACCATGCCATTTAGCGTAGTCTTTGCTTGTTGTAACCCAATCTCCATTATTAATATTTTTAACGCCTTTAGGAACAGCACGATAAACTTCAATTTCTGCTTCTGGCTTTCCTCGTGCTTTTAATGCAGCAATCCTCCATTGAGAATCAATCATTGCATTACCAATGCCATAAAGCTGTTTACCACGAGCATCATAGACATCTGCTGGCATTATTTGAGTCAAGTCATCTAATGTAGCTCCATAAGTTTTGGCGTTAGGAGCAGTATGAGAACCACGATACTCACTAACATCTTGACCAAGCAATCCAGTTTCAGGTGTTGGGGCAATGCGCTGTTGCATTTGAGGAGAAATCATATTGACTGATGAATTTTCATCAATCATTCTATAAACATCATCCAATGTAGCATCAGGCATATTAGGCGGTCTTCTACCTAATTTATAAGCATTTGTAGCTGCTGCTTTAGAAGAAACTTGTCCCTGCATATCAGGAAAGTCTTGCAAAACTTTAGACTGCAACAAACTTCCAATTCCTTGACCTCGGAATGTCTCTGGAACTTGTAACTCTAATACAGACGCAGTTCCATCTGGACGAGCCAAAACATCTATTGAACCACCGCTTCTTGGGTCTGTATATTTAACTCGTTGTGCGCCAGCACCAAAAATATCTGAAGCATCACGCTTGGCAATATCAAGCAAACCTTGTTGACCAACATCTTTAATGCTTGCACCAACTGGCAAACCTTTAGTAGCTTGCATCAATGCTCTAAAAGTAGGTGCAACAAATGGCGCAACATTCATCATTGCTTCCGCAGTCTCAGGCTTTAGCAATGGCACATTAGCACGATTTACATTGGTTAATGCGTTTAGCAGACCAGTAGGGCTTTCAGCGTATGCTGCTCGTTCTACTGTTTTAGGGATTCCTGTACTTTCCAATAAACTAGCCAAACCCTGCATTTGCTGAGTTCGTTGTTTATCTCTCATGTAACCAAGCAAGCCTTGGATAGCATCGTTAGATAACCCTGTTAATGGGTTAGCGTAAGGAGTAGCCCTTAAATCAGCCATTATTTCATTCTGCCCATTTTCTTGGCAGCTTCGCTAATAGCAATCGCAACGGCTTGCTTTGGATTCTTCACAACCTTGCCACCTTTGCCAGAGTGCAGTTCCCCCTTGCCAAATTCGTGCATGACAGTAGCCATCTTAGCTTTGCCA